AATCGCCAGGAAGCAAATCACGCATACGAATATTTTCACGAGGCAACAAAACTGTGTTCTTATCATCTAAAGCCCAGTCGCGGTCTTTTAGAATCATCTTTCCACGAGGGAAGTCAACATTAGGTGTGAAATCAAGAACAACAGGTTCTGGATTAGCACGAACTGGTTCTGGCTCTAGTCCTACAGGACCAGCATCAACTTCTTGTCCTTCTGCCTTATTTGGTGTGGCAGCCTTGATTACATCATCAACATTGACTGGCTTACCTTCTAAACCTTCACGAAGTAGTTTGGCTGCTTCGTATTGAGCAAGTTTGTCTTGATACTGAGCAAACTCTGCGTTATACGCATCAAGTTTTGCTACATATTCATCGTTGCGAGCATCGACATCAAACAAGTCTTTACCAGCATCAAGTTCAATTCCTTTTTCAATCAAAGCATTGAATATCTTTGCTGCTGCTTCTGCGTCAGCATCTGCTGCGTGCCAGTTGCTCAAATCAATACCTAGGAACTTAGCAAGATTTCCTAGAGCATAACTCTCGCGGCCTTTAGGAGTCTTAGGACGATTTTCTTTTGGTTGGTCTTTGAATATGTCTTTAGCCATTGGAAGCGTGTCTATAAGACCAGCAGGTGCCCAATCAAGACCATGACGGTCAGCAATACGACGAGCAACTTCTTCATCAAATGCCATGTTCTGTGCGCCAAATATTGCGCCTGGTCCTGCCCACTCAAGAAGTTGTTTCATTGCTTCTTCTTGATTTGGTTGCTTGGCTAAAAATTCATCTGTAAGTTTGTTTCCATCAGCATCAACTGCGTTTGGAACTCCATCAGTATCGCGTCCAGCATAAGTGCCTTCAATAGAGCGACCTGGATTCATAAAGATGTTTATGCGGTCAATGATTTCTCCATTGCGCATACGAACAGCAGCAACCTGCCATGGTTCGTTTCCATCTTCAGCATTGACTCCAGTTGTTTCAAAGTCAAAGAAAATTATGTCTTTATCTGCAAGTAACTCTTTTACTTTATTCCAGTCGCCACCTGCTTCACGAATAATTCCAGCCATATCTCCTTGGAATGCTGGCATCTCAACCATGCGGGGAGGGGTTGGGCGAGCAATAGCAACAGCATTAGGAATATCCTTATCTGGCTCTGCTTGATTATCCTTATTGTTGATTACAGGCAAATCTGTAGGTGCTTGCCAACGAGCAGCGGCTTCATCAAGCATCTTCTGATGCTCTGCACGCTTTGCTGGGTCTCTATCTGGACGCCACTTTCCATCAACAACTTGGTGTGGTTGATGTAGTTCTGGCAAATCTCCCTTAGCAGGTGCTTCGACGTTACGAATAACGTCAATAGGTGTGTCTACTTTCCACTCTTTGCGTTGTGTGACGTGTCCTGGGTAATAACCCTCAACGCTAATAAATCCTGGCTTTGTATTTTCGTCAACAAATGTACGTTCAATAACAAAATGACCCTTCTTTGGGTCTGTGGTGACATCTCCAGCCTTTACATCAGCAGCACGAACAATTGCTCTATGTGGTTGATTTGCTGGCTCTGTTGGGTCTGTCCAACGCTTCTTAGCAGCATCTAGTTGTACGTTGTACTCTGCCATCGCAGCATCAAAACGTGCTTGGTCATCTGCATTAGCAAATCCCCAAGTGCCATCAGCATTTTTCTTTCTACGGCCAAACTCTTTTTCTTTTGGCTTAGATAGAACTGGCAAGTCTCCCTTTTCTGGAGCCTCTGCGCCACGAATAACTTCAATCTCACGCCATTCGTTCCACTGCTTTGTATCTTGCTCAACGTGTCCTGGATAGTAACCCTTAATTTTTATGCGGTCAGTGTTTGGAACTTTCTCGCCAATTTCAGTAATAACAAAATGGTCGCCAACAGTAATGTCGCCAGGCAATAGGTCAGTAACTTTTACAGTAATACGAATTGGTGGTCGCTTTGGTCCTCCGCTTGGAGGTGTTGGACCTGAGCCACCGCCACCAGCGGCTGGAGCAGGAGCGACGTTTGCTGCGGCTGGATACTCTGCAAGTCCATCTGGAATCTCTTGTAGACCATCTACTTCAAAATCTTCTGGTGCTGCTGGCCTGATGTTTTGATTTTCTGGAACAGAAACAAGTCCTTCGCCTCTAATATCTTTTTCACGTTCGTCAAGAATTTTCATTGCTTCTTCACGAGAAAGTTCGTTGAGTGCTTCAATAGCAGTCTTGCCATACTTGCGCTTCATCTCTGCTTCAGCAACAGCCTGAGCATCTCCACGAGTCATATCTTCTTCGTCTTGATACTTGTCTGCTAACTTCTCTTCTTCATCAAGCATTGCTTTGACATCAAGTTCTGCGGCAGGGCTTTCATCATCTTTTTCAATCTGAGCAAGAATATTTCCTGCTTCTTCTTCGTCAATACCTTGTTTTTGAGCAGGGCGACCTTCTGTATAAATCTTGTTTAGTTCTTCATCTGTATCTACGCCTTGAAGTTGTAGCGCATCGCGGATTGCTTCTCCAGGAACATTTGCTACGAACTCTTCGCCATCTTCTGTCTCAAGTTTGATAGCGCCATATCCTGGTGCTTCGTTACCTGGCTCTACAGCACGACGAAGTTCTTTCTTCAGTTCATCTTCTGAAACATTCTGTGCCAAGAAAACAGGATTATCACTAAAGCCTTCTGGAAGAACTGGGTCTGGATTATCAGGAGTTACTTCACGCCAGTTATTGAAAGGTGATGGGTCAAGTTTGTTGTAGCCCTCTGGAACATTCAAATCTTTGTTCTTAGGCAAATGTGGTGTGTGGTCTTTGCTCTCCATAAAACGAGCAAGTTCATTTTCTGTTAGACCTTTGAGAAGAGCAGGTAGCGGAGTCTCATCGCGCTTTTCTTCAACGAACTCTGGAGTCTCTGCTGCTGGTGCAACATCTGGAGTTCCTTCTTCAGTAACACGCTCAAATGCTTCAGCAATATCTGGAGTTGATTGTCCTACTTGTTCTTCACCCTTACGAGAATCAAGCAAAGCCTTTTCGTTGTTGTCATTTCCATTTGCTTTGTCATAAATTCTTGCTACTTCAAGGTCAGCATCTTCGCCAGCCTCTTTGAGAGCGTTGTACAAAGCATCTGCCTCAACCAAGCCAGTTCCATCATTGAACTCGAGAGAGCCAACGCCAAATGCATTTTCATTTTCGCCTTGAGGAACAATCGCTTCCTCTAGTGCTTGTCTCAAATCACGAGCGTCAAAGTTCTGAGCAAGTTCTACAGGGTCGTCTGTGAAATCTCTTGGGACATCCTCGTCTTCGCCAGCACCTTGTGGTTCGTATGGTTGTCCAACTTTTAGTTTGAAAGCACCGTCAGGATAGTTGAACTCAAAACCTTTGCGCTCTTTTTTAGTTTCAGGAAATCTCGCTACTATGTTGTCATCAAATGGAACTTGAGGCTGCTTGAGCAGTTCTTCTATGTTTTTATCGCCAATTTCTTTTAGTTTATCTAGTTCTTCTTGAGGAGTTGGCTTTATTTCTGAAGACTTTTTATTTTCAACTTCATCAATTGCATCTAGAACTTCTGCCCAGTTGCGAATTGGTTCACCTTTTTTAGGTCCACGAGGGACAAGGACGTGACCTTCTGAACTTATTTTCTTTTGAGGAATAAAGAAATCCTTGCCATTTTCATCTTTTATTTTGAGTACGGCCCAGTTCTCATCCTCTTCACTTACCCAAGAGTTTTCTCCAACCTTTTTCCAACCAATGGGAGCGTCAACAAACTCTAATTCTGCTTCATCAATAATGTCATCTGTTACAGAAGTTTTTACTGGCTTTTCGCTAAATCCATCTGCGGTTGGGTTGAGAATAGCCTTTACATACTCTCCTCTTTCAGGAGCAATTTTTGCGATACGACCATCTGGAAGTTCCATAAGAACTTTTCCATCGGGTGCATCCATAAGAGTTCTACCAACAAGACTAAATACTTTGCTTCCACGGCGAACTAGAGCACGGATACCGCCACCCTGATATGCGAATCGTCCTCTGCGGTCACGACGCTGTAGTTGAGCACGAAGCGAACGAGCAAGTGGAGAGTTTCCATCACCAACGGCAGCAATCAAAACTTCTCCAGGAATTGTCCCCTGAGGAAGAGCAGAAAGCATTGCTAAAAAGTAAGTGTGTTCAGCAGAATCTACTTCTGCGTTAAGAGCAGAAGCCAAAATTGTTCGTGCTTTGTCATCAGTAATTCTTGAATCATCTGCAATCCAGCGATTTCTTGCTTCACGAAGAGCAGATGCTGTAAGTGAATGGTCACGAGTTGAGCGTGGATGAGAAACTGGAAGAAGGTCAGTATGAGAAAGAGTTAGAGAATTTACTTTATTACTCTGAGCAAGATTGATGTACTGAGAAAGTTCTTTGAGAGCCATATGCTCACGAAGTGAGAATGGCAAGTTGCGTGTTGATTGAAGAGAACGAAGCACAACAGTAAATGCTGACTTCTTTGTAATACGGCGAGATGCTTGAGCGTTTTGATTTACTTGCTCAAGTAAAGAAAGAACAGAATCTCTCATTCGGGCTGCCTGTTGTACAGGTGTAGCACGACGTCCCTTATCAGAGATAGCGTAACTTAGGCGACGAATTCTGCTCACTCTTGCGTACCTTCCTCAATCTCTGGTAACAAATCTGCATCAAGACTGTCGTATGTAAGAGAGGCTAAAAGCGACGCACGAACAAACGGGTCGTCACCATTTCTTACGCCACGAAGCCAAGAAGCACGAATTGCTGTTTCTGCTTCATAACCAAAACCTGAATACTCTGCCATAGCAAGAATAGCGTCTTCTGGATATAAGTAATCTTCTTTATCTTGAAGTTCAACTGTAAGTTCTTGGTCGTAAGTAAACTCTTCTAATTCTTCCATTGTCGGTTTATCTGAAATCTTTACTGCGCCTTCTGGCAAAACAGCAAAGCGACACTTACCTGTTGGCTCAACTGGGAAAGCAATAATCTGACACTCTCCAGGACCCTGATACAAAACACAATTAGCGCAAGTAACACCAATCTCGGCGTCTTTGTTTTCTGCTGCTGGTGTATATCCTGCCCAAATACCTGTGCTGTCTTCGTTGAACTTTCCATACTTTGTAGCAATCTCAATAAGTGCTGCTGCTAACTCTTGCTCTTCTGGAACTAAACCAGACGCAGTAATTGCGTTTGACTTTTTTGTAGAGCGTGGATGTGCTGCTGGAAGTAAATCATTATCAGTTGTGTAAGCAGAGTTAGATGGCTTACCAGATTTAAGCAAACGAAGGAAAGCATTAACACGGCCCATAGCCCATTGGTTGCGAGTCATACCTGGGCGATGCGAAACAGAGAATGCACCAGCGCCACGACGATAAACAGCCTTGAGCATCCCAAGTGAAGCCTTACGACCTGGAGAAGCCTTTTCGTTGTGCTTAGAAACTTTTTCCTTCAAAGACTTTTCCACTGAAGCAGAGAAAGTTACTTTGCGTGCTTCCTTAGTTCCTTTGGCAGAACCTTTTTTATTTTTCTTAGAACCATAAACTCGGTCAGACTTCGGTGCTGGTGTTTGGGCTATTTTCGCCAACTGCTTCACCTCCCTCTGGTGCTCTTCCTAGAGCAGCATCAAGTTTTGCTTGGTCTTCAGGTGAAAGTTGTACTGGAGATTGTCCAGAGGCAGTAGCACGAACTTGGTCCATCAACTCTGATGAAATTGTTTGAAGCATTGCCTCTGTAAGTTCTGGGCTAATAGCACCCTTCTCGTACAACATACGAATAGCAACTTCGTTTGGAGTAGGAGCATCTGCGTGTGAGAATCCATGTGCACGACGCCATGCTTCTTGAGAAATAACACCACGGTCATATCCAGAATCTGCATCTGCTGCTCTGTCATTGCGTGTTGAAACTGCTGATGGGTCGTACCAAACAACAATCTTGTCTACATCAGACTCTGCATAACCTTGAGCAATTAGATATGGACGCAAGTAAACAATTGTTAGTGCGTCTGCAATAAGAAGCATCAATGGCTCAATGTGAGCCTTGTAGAGTGCTTCATCAATTTGTAGAGCGTTCGAGTATTTCACATTAGCAAGACCAGTTACTACATCCTTTGGAACATCTAGACCTTGAAGGATTCGTTCAAGTACTCGGTCTGCACGTTGAGCCAATGCAGGGTCGAACGAACGCTCAAACTTGAATTGTTTGATGCGGTCACCAAGTTCGGCTGGACCGCGAATAATAAGTGGAACAACTGCTGATGCTGACTCTTCATCACGAATCGGAGTCGTCATCGCATCAATCAATTGGTCTTCAAATTCATCTTCTGCTTCTTCAGCAGTAAAGCCAGGATTTAGTTCGCTATCTGCCTCATCATATGGATAGTCAGGGTCGCCTTGCGCAGCAACAGAAAGTCCATCAGGCAAATACAACGCACCAGCATTGAGGCGAGAGCGTGCAGTTGCACGGAATGTTCTGTTGAGGAGAAGAAGTTCAGCGCAAAGGTCTAACAAACCACGAAGTGAAGAATCTGCTTCATCGGAATAACGAGGGTGTGAACGCCAAACGCGTCCTACGAAAGCATTGTTGCCAAGTTTATTTGCTGCTTGTGTATTACCACTTGATTGCTCACGGCGACCAATGATGTTGTATCCACCACGAGCATCAGCCATAATTTCATCAACAGAACGAATATCCCAAGACTCTGGAATGTTACTTC